AGTAATAATGCTGCTGGTATCTTACATTGCAGAATTAAGTACTGGAGGGTTCAAGAGTCTATACCGCCAGGCGTTGACGGACTAGCCTATTACTGGAAAAAGTATTACAACACAGCAGAAGGTGCTGGAACAGAAGAACACTTTAAAGATATAGTAAAAAAATATAATTAAATGGCAAAACAATCATTCAATGTAAGACAATTTGAGCTTGGAGTTAATAATAAAAACTCTGCAAAAGATTTATCTGATGGATTTTTAGCAGAAGCAACTAATGTTAATGTAGGTAATGTAGGTAAGATACTAACTTGTGGAAAGTTTGACAATCTTAGCAGTACAACAACATTAACAGACGATGGTAATGCAGGAATACAAGCTGGATATGGGTTGTATAAGTTCAGTAGTGATATAGTTCCTACTGGAGGGGCAGATGGTGGGGAATACTTAGCATATACTTCTCCTAAGGGGGAAGTATTTGTTAGTACCAACACTTCATTTGCTAGTGCTGCACCCATAGACTCTGCAACTTTAATAGCATCAGGTAGTGCAACAGATGCAAAGCCTGTCTATTATTATGCAGAAGGTGGATTAAGAGTGGCAGATACTGACTTTGCAAATACTGGAAACGAACAGATAGCATTAGTTAGAATTGAAAGAACCAACGATGTTCACCCAGATGTATACTCTGCAGCAGTTACAGACCAAATGAAATTTTATAATGGTGGATTAGCTGCTCCTGTTACAGCAGACTTTGAATCATTAGCTGCTCCTGTAGATGAAGAAGACGGTGCAGAAGATGGCTCTGCTCCATCCACTAGTGGGGCTGAGTTTAGGTTGAAGTTAGCATCTACTGGTACAGGTAGTAGTAGCTCAAGAAATGATGGTCTTTGGCCAGAGGGTGTATATGCAATAGGTGTATCTTATGTATACTTTGGAGGGCAAGAGTCTTTGCTACACAATCCTTTTAGTCCAATAACCTTAGCAGATGCTCAATATTTTATAGCAAGTTTATCTATTAAAGATGATAGCATTAGTCCTTTCTTACAAGGTATGAGAATATATGTAAAAAATTATAACAATCCAGATGAAGAGTATAGATTATTATTAGATGTAAATTTTGAGAGAGGAGCCAGAGTTTCATTAGCAGATGAGTATGATGCGTTTATAGATAAGTCAGGCTATGTAGTAACAAACGATACTAACAATCCTGATACTGACGCAACAGCTTATCATATAAAATCACCTGCGTTAGATACCTACTCTACTATTAATGGATTTGCACCAGAAGAAAAAGCAATAACCTTTAATGGTCAGGAAGCTTATTCATATAAAGCAGCAGTAGTTGCAAACCAAAGAGCTTTTGTAGGTAATGTCTTGTATGTAGACAGTGAAGGAGTTACAAAAGAAATGGGAGATAGAATACAATATAGCCCAGTAAACAAATATGATACATTTCCACAGTCTTATTATATAGATGTAGGAACAAATGATGGTGATAAAATAGTAAAGCTTGTAGAGTTTGAGGACAGGTTGTTTGTGTATAAAGAAAACAAATTGTTTATTATTAATATTGCATCTGGTTCTGATGCTGGTTGGTATGTAGAGGGAGAGTTTGAAAACAGAGGTATTAATCACCCAGCTGCTGTATCTAAATCCGATTTAGGTTTGGTGTGGGTTAATGATTTTGGAATGTTTAGTTTTTCACAAACTATAAATAAATTAAGTGGAGCCATAGACGAAGATACTTGGGCCAGTAATATTAACAGTGACGCTTGTGCTGTTGGCTTTGTTCCAAAGAAAAATCAAATTATTATTATAGGAGATTGTAACTCTACTGATAGTAAAGGATATTTGTATGACATAGCAACTAAATCTTTTGTAAATATAAACGATACCAATACCCTTGTAAGCAAGAAAACAACCAACCTTGTCCCATATAATAAAGAGTTGGTTTGTATGGAGTTTACTACAGACTCAAGCAATGATGTATACACAGTGAAAAGATATGATACAGATGCTAAGGCACAAACAATAGATATACAAACAGCAGAGTATGATTTAGGTGAGCCTTCAGTAGATAAAAAGTTTTATGCAGTTTATGTTACACATAAGAATGCTAATGATTTAGTCATTACTGGTGGGTTTGAAGGTGCTGCACCAACAACAAACATTTTTGATTCTAACACATTTTCTACAAGTGATGACATGGTGACTACAAAGTTTAAAATAGCTAGTGGGTCTAGGGTTAAAAAGAAATCTTTACAATTAAAAATAGCAGGCAATGCACAAGATGATTTAGAAATACAAGATATAAGTATAATCTTTAGGTCAAGGGGGGTAAGAGGATGACACAAGTTAAAGGAAGAACCGTAGCTGGTACAAGCAAGCAGGTTAAAAAAGGACCTGTATCTGTTCAACAAATGAAGAACGGAGAAGAGATACTGCAATATCATAACGGTAGATTAAAAATTATTAGAAAAGAATTTGGTAAATTGTTTGAGTTAGAGTTTAGTAGCCCTGAGTTAAAAGAATTAAAAACATTTGCAAGACATTCCGATGTAAAAAAACCTCAAAGAGATGCTATTAAGATTATTAAAGAAGGCGTTAGAGTTGCTCAAACTGGTAAAACTTTCTTTTCAATAGCCGAAGATGGAGACGCAGCACTAGAAAGTGGAGAAACACGATTAGTTACATCTGGAGCTAATGCAGGAAAGATGTTAATACCGTGATAAACCTTGACTTTATAGAGGAGAAAGTGTTAAATTTACCCCAAAGGTTTACCATAAATTTCAAAGGAGAATACCTGGATGTCCTTTAATCCTAGAGTTCATAAAAAGAATAATATAAAGTATAGTACATCCCATACTAATGCTCTATTAAATTTAGCACAAACACAAGCTGCTGAAACTATTATACTAGAAAATATGTTACAGTCTAGGCTTGACAAAATAGAGAAAGCAAAAAAGAAATCTAAAAAGTTTGGTGCATTTTCTAAGATTGTAAGTAAAATTATTCCTGGAAAAGTAGATGATGCAATATTAGGTATTGCAAACGCAGCATTTGCAGACAGGCAAAGAGCTAAAGCTTATGGTGGTATTGACATAGGCCAAGTATCTTTATTAAAAGATGCAGCAAGAGAAATAAACTCACAAGCTTTAGAGTTTTCAGAAGAGCTTATGAAGGACATGACTTTCCGTGCTGGTGCTAAGAAACTTATATCAGATAAAATGATAGCTCAGATTGGAGAGCTACCTGAAATTAAAAAACTTAAAGAAAACTTTAATGCTTTATCTTTTAAAGAACAATTAAAACCTAAAAACCTCATGAGTTTTGTAAAAGGTTCTTCTGAGGTTACAGCTAACTTTATGAAAAATCCTATTGGGTTTATGAAAAGATATGAACGAGACCCAATCACAAAAGAATTACAATACAAAGGTACATCTGCGTTAAATAAATTCTTTAGTTCTTCAATAGAAGCAGACAGAAAAACATACCAGAATGAATTTAACAGATTGAGAGAAGAAGCTGGATTAGACATGAGTGTTTATAGCATGTTAGAAACACCAGAAGTAGACCTACAGATAAGGATGCCTTCTATAGATGAGCAAGGATTTCCAGAAGGTTTTGCTAAGATGGGCATTCCGTCAGCAGCAGATGTTGTAAGTGATGAAATAGAAGTAGAAGATTTATTGTTAGACCGTACTTTATTAGACGATGTCAAAGCAGCATTACCTGAACCTACAAGACCAGCTATAGAACTTTCTAAGGAAATAGAAGATATGGCAGACGACTTACCTGTAGAGCCTGATAGACCTATAATACCTATACCATCAGAAGAGCCAGACATAGCACCTGATATGAGTTTAGAACCTATGCCAGAAAGACCTTCTGTTGCTATGCCATCAGAAGAGCTAGAAGACATAGAAGGGGATATGTTGTTACCTCAACCTCAAAGAGCATTTGGTGGAGGAGCTTTTCAAACAAACCTTACATATGACCCAGTTACTTTACAACCTATGTATGGTACATCTTATATGAACTATGGAGTTGATTCAGTTGGAGATACGCTTTCTTACCAAACCCCAGAGTTTAAAAGTCCAAGTTTTGATATGAGTAGAAGAAATGCTCAAAATGCTTTTAATCAGACCCCATTAGACAGTTTATTATCTGTTACTCAACCATCAGGAATGTCTGTAGATGAATTACAATCACAGTTTGCTGGATTTAATGAGCCTTTTACACAGCAACAAATGTTTGACAGGATGAGCAGAAGAGACCAAAGAAGATTTAGAAGAAATAACCCTAACTTTTTTAGAAGATAATGGCAAACGGTATCAACAGTTTATTAGCATTAGGTAGTTTACAAACACCGAACATGAAGAAAAAGAAAGAATCTGAAAGCATGTTTAAGCCTATAGATTTACAACCAATAAACAATAATCTAGAGCCTAACATGGGAGGTTTTGGACAACCTCTTATGCAACAACCATCTTTAAATATACAAGCACCATCACAGTTGTCAGCATCACTACAAATAGATGCTATAGGAGGAGATGAAGGAGCAACTACAGGTGGAGGATATGGAGACATAGACATAGATGAAGGTTCAGGAGTGTCTGGCTTAGGTGGTCAAGGTGGTCAAGGTGGTCAAACTGGACCCATGTTTGGAGGAGACGGATATACATACACACCTTTTCAAACATCTAGAGAAAGTTTGTTTGAATCTTTTTATGGAGGATTACAAGACCCTTATAAAAGCCAGCTTGTGTCTGCAACAGCACAAGACAGTGAAGGTGGACAAGCTTTATCCTTAGAGGAGTTAGCAGACTTAGCAGGATTTGATACAAGCAAGCTATCTGCAGATGACTATCAAGCTTTACAGTCAGCTGGTATAGGACAGTTTGCAAACTACATGCAAGGAACAGGGGAAAAGCTAGAAAACTTACAAGGGTACCGCAGTATGTTGTTAAGCCAAGCAGCAACAGAAGGAAGTTACGCAGCAGAAGGATTGTTAGGTATGGCAGAAGAAGGTTCTGTCTCTGGTTTAAGGTCAGGTAGAGAAACAACAAGAGGGAGACAGGCTCGTAAATCTTTGAGAGAAGCAATGCAAACACAATTATTAGGAGGGGAAGAGTCTTATCAATCAGAACTAGAAGGATTAAGAAGTGAAGTAGTTGGAGGTCTAAGAGAAGGGTTGGCTGGTATTGCAGATAAAGTTATTGGATTGAATGCTGACTTAGGAACAAAGTTAAAAGACTACAACTATGAGTTTGGAGATGCAAACAATCCAAACACTAGTTATCAATACAACCCCAACGCAGGTAACCCAGCAAACTATGACCAAATATACAATCTGTATGATATAACTCCATCAGATATGCAAGCAATACAAACATACTTAAGTGAGTTTTTTGTAAACAATAATTATTTTCCTACCACAGGGGCCTTAGATGGTTACATACAGACACTGGGGTATGGACAGGATGAGGAGTAGATAACATGGCAACTAACCCACTAGCAGGACTATCAAGATATATTAATGTAAGATATAGAGAGCCTAAAGAAAGCGTTGTTGATTCTATATTTGGAAGTTTCTCTGAAAGAACAGACCGTGAGATTGTAAAAGCAAACCTTGAACTGGAAAGAGAAAGGCTAAGAGGCAATGCAGACTTAGCACAAAGAAGATATAATCAAGAAAGGTTAGATAAGGGTAGAAGAAACTTAAATACAGATATAATTAATACATTAAATGTAACCAAAGGCTTGCCGTATTTTATGGTACAAAACCAAGTAGAAAAAATAGCTGGAAGTTATGTCCCAATACTAGGACAAGAAGTAGTAGATGAGGTAGTTGGAGTATCTAACCCTCTCAATGCAGGTAAGGGTGATGGATATGCAACAAAATCTAGAAACAATTATGAAATTACAAACAAGATTTCAAATCCAGGGCTGGTTAAAACCCCTGAACAGTTATTACAATTAAATAGTTTGTTTGCTTTTGATGGTGACGGAGTAGAAGGTTACGGTGTAGCTTTAAACAAATCATCTAAAAGATTAATAGAAGAAAATAGACCTCTTAATGAGTTGTGGGGAAATGCAACCAGCATAAATCGTGCTTATAAATTACAGTATAGTGACATCTCACAAAAACTTTTACAAGATGAAATAAGTTTAGGCTTAAAAACTGGTGGTGGTGAATCAGAGGTTGATGCAGAAAACAGATTAAAACAATTTGTTGGAGAAGAGAAAGTAGGCACATGGCAAGAAACAATAAAAGGACAAAGAATTTTACAAAGAAGAAAGTTTTTATCAGATGCTGATACGAGTATGAATGCTTACAAAAGATATGAAGATAATCCTTTCTTATTTATACAAGAAAATATTGAAATGCCTGACACAACAATGTCAGATATAAGCCAAGAAGTTCTTGATGCAGCTAGAAAAACTATTGGTGAAGCTAACAGTGTGTTGCCAAACAATGTAATGGTAAACTTAAATCTAAACAATTTACCAAACATTGAAGAGGTCTTAACTGACAGCACGGTCATTACACCAGAGCCAGTAAAGGTAGATACCACTTCTTTATTACAGGATGATAGTTGGTTAAATGTAACATTAGATGATGATGGGTTTACACAAGCAGATACTATGACAGTAGCACAGCCAGATACGATAGCACCAGTAGAAGTTGACCCTTTACAAACAGTAGACACTGACAATCTTTTAAGTAATAACACGGTAAAGGTACAGAGTGGAGAGTATCCTTCCCCATTACAAATGTTTGATACTATGTCAATGGCAGAGT